ATGGTTTTTGATAGCGTAGATACATTACCTTTCAATGTTAAAGATTCATATGTAGACTTACTACAGATACTTATGCTAACCGCTTTTGGTGCATACTTTGCTGGTAGATCTATAGAAAAAGTAAAAAAATAAAATGGGAATTAATTCAACAGGCGTAGCTTATAACTTTGGGCAAATGGGCAGCGCTTATTCAGATCTAGAAAAGAAAATCATACCTCCACAAGATATGGTTATATGCGCTATAACATTTATAGAAGCTAGTACACCAACAGTGTTAACACCAGAAAAACTAGATGATAGAGGACCTGGTTTTGTTGGTATAACTGGAAGCACAACTGACGTTGTTGGAGCGGCTGATGATTACATAAACTTTCATGGTGCAGCGCAAGCTAACTGTGACGAAGCAGGTACAGTTCCAGCTGGAACAGCTATTTCGGTATCAGCCACAACTGGTACAATAAAAGTAGGTCAAGCTGTATTACTAGTATTAGATGCTGATCACGAAGGATCTGGCTTAACTATTGATGCTGAAACTCCAACTCCAATATATAATGGACCAAATAAACGCGGCGTGTTTGTTACTGGAATTGCAGCAAATGGAGATCCCATATTAGACACCGAGATTACTCCAGCTACAAATCAACATTTAATATTCTTGGGACCTCAACAAGGTGCAGGTGGAATAACAGCTGCTGCAGCAGTATATCCAGCTGGAATGACAATATACGGTAGGTGGACAGAGTTTCAAAATAGTGCTCATGGAGCAATTTGTTACTTCGGGCACTAATGGCATTAGGTAACGCTAATACTTCGGCTCAATCTAGGGGTAAAAATAAGCCTGTAATAGTAAAGCGAAGAAAAGAAATTGTAACCGCAAAAAACTACACTCGAATAGCTGCTTCTACTGTACAGCGTTCTTCGGCTTGTGCACTTGATACAAGAAGCGCATGCACCGAGTCTTACTACCACGACGGTAGCGCAGCGTTACCGCAGGTTGGAGACAAGGTATATTCTACACAAAGAGCTGGTGAAGAGTTTTTACTACTAGCTGGTCACTATAAAACAACAAACTTTGTGTTATTTCAAAGTTTTGAAATAAATAGAACAGGTGTAGTTGCGGCTGTAACAGTGTGTAAATCATAAACAATTTAATTTAATACAATTTAATTATGGGAAAAAAGAAAGAAAAGGTGGTGGACCTTAAACCACAAAAAGTATCAGAACAAGAACTTAGCCAAATGCAAGGCGTTGTGTCTGCAATTAATAAGCTTAAGTTTGACATGGGTGATCTTGAAGCTAAAAAGCATCACATGCTGCACATGCTATTACAGGGCAATGAACAGCTTAGAGCCGTGCAAGAAGATCTTGAGAAAAAATACGGTACTGCGGACATTAACGTTCAAGACGGTTCAATTAAATACAAAGAAGATGAGCCATCTGATTCGTAAAATTACAATAGGTAAAGACTACAAAAATGACGCTATGCACTATGCCGTTGGGCAAGAGGTGTATGGCGGTCATACTATTTGCGATATACTAGAAGAAGACGATAAATATTCTATTTACATACGTAAAGAAAAAGCAGTTATACCTTGGAAAGACTTTAACAAGAACATGGCTATATCTGTAGAATATAACCTAGAATACTGATGCAATCGCTTTACAATTTTATTGTAGAGCCTATAGGTGAAAGATACAATAACTCTACAAAGGTTGGTGACAAAGAATTAATACTCAACACAGACGTATTTAATCATCACCACGTCAATAGACTTGCTAAAGTTATATCTGTACCAAAGTTAAGTAATACTGAAATACAAGTTGGTGATACCGTACTAGTTCACTTTAACGTATTTAGGCGCTGGCATGATGTTAAAGGTGCAGAGCGCAACAGTAGATCATACTACGAAGAAAACAAGTACTTTGTAAACGATGATCAGGTATTTTTGTACAAGCGTAATGATAAGTGGATATGTCCTAAAGGCTATTGCTTTGTACAACCTATTAAAGACAATAGCAAGCTAAGCGTTAATATTGAACAACCTTTAGTTGGTATTGTAAAACATACTGATGGCAGAGCAGAGCTAAACTCTCTTGTAGGTTTTAGACCTAATACAGAGTGTGAGTTCGTAGTTGATGGTAAAAGGTTATACCGAATACCATCTCAATTTATTACAATTAAATATGAATATCAAGGAGACGAAGAAGAATATAATCCAAGCTGGGCATAGAGCGGTTGAGGAATTAATCAAAGTAGCTAAAGAAGCTATTGTTGATTCAGATGACGATATATCAGCTGACAGACTTAAAAATGCCGCTGCCACAAAAAAGCTTGCAATCTTCGACGCCTTTGAGATATTAAACAGAATCCAAGAAGAAGAGAATCTTTTAGAAGGTAAAGCACCTGAAGAAAAGAAAGAAAGAGTATTCAAGGGTTTTGCTGAGGGTAGATCTAAATAATGTACGAACAGACTTTATATAAGATAGTAGAACCTATAAAGAAAACCACACTTACCAGGTTAAACCGAGGCAAGAAGTGGAAATATGGCTACAACAAAGAACACGACTTAGTTGTTCTTTCCCATAATGGAGTTATAGGTGATATTTACGACATACAAGGTTTTAAGATAGCTTTACCTAAACCACCTAAAAATGTGTTTAAGCACGAGAAGAATAAATGGGTTAAAGCAGAGTACCCTAAAGAACTAGCTCGTATTAAAAATATATTTGATTGGAGATCGTATCCAGACGAACAAAAAGAAAAGTGGCACGATTATATTGACGAAGAGTTTAAACGTAGAGAAGAAGGCTTTTGGTTTACAAACAACGGTAAAGCTACGTGGATAACAGGTAGTCACTATATGTACTTACAGTGGAGTAAAATTGATGTTGGAGCTCCAGACTTTAGAGAGGCGAACAGACTATTCTTTATATTCTGGGAAGCCTGCAAGGCTGATAAGAGATGCTATGGAATGTGCTACCTTAAGAACCGTCGTTCAGGTTTCTCGTTTATGTCATCAGCTGAAACAGTTAACTTAGCCACTATATCAAGTGATAGTAGATATGGGATACTCTCTAAGTCTGGTGCCGATGCAAAGAAAATGTTTACTGATAAAGTAGTACCTATATCAATAAACTACCCTTTCTTTTTTAAACCTATACAAGATGGTATGGATCGTCCAAAATCCGAACTTGCGTATAGAGTTCCTGCTAGTAAGTTTACTCGTAAGAAAATACAAGTAAACGAGAAGCTTGAGGAGATAGCAGGTCTTGATACAACTATAGACTGGAAAAATACTGGCGACAATAGCTATGATGGTGAAAAACTAAGTTTACTAGTTCATGATGAGAGTGGCAAGTGGGAAAGACCAGATAACATATTAAATAACTGGCGAGTTACTAAAACCTGTTTAAGGTTAGGTAGTAGAGTCGTTGGTAAATGCATGATGGGTTCAACTAGCAATGCATTAGATAAAGGTGGAGATAATTTTAAAAAGCTATTCAATGATTCTGACGTATCAAGACGAAATGCTAATGGACAAACGAAGTCTGGGCTTTATTCTCTCTTTATCCCAATGGAATGGAACTATGAAGGATTTATTGACGAGTACGGACTTCCAGTCTTTGATAATCCAAGTGATGATGAACGACTGGGACCAGACGGTGAACTAATAGATGTTGGCGTAATAACTAATTGGGAAAATGAAGCTGAAGGATTAAAAGATGATCAAGATGCTTTAAATGAATTTTACCGCCAGTTTCCTAGGACACAAGAACACGCGTTTAGAGATGAGACTAAAAACAGTATATTTAATCTAATTAAAATATACGAGCAAATAGATTTTAACGAAGGCAGCCGACACGCTGCTCACATTACAACTGGTAGTTTTGGTTGGGTTAACGGCGTAAAAGATAGTCACGTAGTATTTCACCCAGATCCAACAGGTAGATTTAAAGTAAGCTGGGTACCTCCATCTCACTTGCAAAATAAACAAATAATAAAAAATGGCGTTAAGTTTCCAGGCAATGAACATGTTGGAGCCTTTGGCTGTGATAGTTACGACATTAGTGGTACTGTTGATGGTCGCGGCTCGAAAGGCGCTTTACACGGATTAACAAAATTCTCTATGGAAGATGCGCCATCAAGCACATTCTTCCTAGAATACATAGCAAGACCACAAACCGCAGAGATGTTTTTTGAAGACGTTTTAATGGCATTGGTATTTTACGGTATGCCTTTGCTTGCAGAGAACAACAAACCAAGATTACTATACTACTTACGTCGAAGAGGCTATAGAGGCTACAGTATGAACAGGCCAGACAAAGCTTGGAAAAAACTATCGGTGGCTGAAAAAGAAGTAGGTGGCATACCAAACTCTAGTGAAGACATTAAACAAGCTCACGCGTCTGCTATTGAAATGTATATCCAGCAACACGTTGGCCACATAGGAGAAGGTGAGTATGGCACTATGTATTTTAATGAAACACTAAACGACTGGGCTAAGTTTGACATTAATAAAAGAACTAAGCACGATGCATCAATAAGCACTGGTTTGGCTATAATGGCTTGCAATAAGCATTTATACGCTCCAAACCCTAAAGTGCAAAAAACACCTTTGAACTTGAGTATATCAAAATATAACAACGATGGGTTTAACTCCCAGATAATTAAATAAGCATGGCTGAGTCAGTATATGTTAATTTCCCGTCTCAGGCTGTACCAGACCTAGAGAAAGTAAGCGCCGAGTATGGCCTTAAAGTAGGTAGAGCTATCGAGCATGAGTGGTTTAACGATTCGTATGGCAATAGATACAACTCTTCTCAGATTAAGTTTAGAAACTTAAGGCTGTATGCAAGAGGAGAGCAGTCTGTTCAAAAATATAAAGACGAATTATCTATCAATGGTGATTTGTCTTATCTTAACTTAGACTGGAAGCCAGTACCTATTATACCTAAGTTTGTAGACATAGTGGTAAACGGTATGTCTGAAAGGTTGTTTAAAGTAAACGCGTATGCTCAAGATCAATATGGAGTAAGCAAAAGAACTGAGTACATGGAGGCTATTCAGCGCGACATGATGACCAAAGACTACAACGACCAAGTTAGTGAGTTAATGGGAATTAACCTATATGAAACTCCTAAGCAAGAGCTACCTGATACTAAAGAAGAACTAGATCTTCATATGACGCTTGGGTACAAGCAGGCTGTGGAAATAGCAGAAGAGCAAGCTATAGAGCATTTGCTAAAAGGCAACGATTATCATTTGACTAGACGTAGATTGATATATGACTTAGCTGTTTTAGGTATTGCTTGTGTAAAAACAGATTTTAATTTTAGTGAAGGCGCTAGAGTTAAATACGTAGATCCAGCAAACATTGTATACTCTTATAGTGAATCTCCACATTTTGACGACATATACTATATAGGTGAAATAAAAACTATACCTATTAACGAACTTGCTAAAGAGTTTCCTCACTTAACTGAATCTGATTTAGAAGATATATACAGTAATTCTAGCAAAAGAAACATACGAGGAAAACGTATGTATGAGGTAGATAAAAACAAAGTTCAAGTATTGTATTTTAATTACAAGACTTATATGAACGATGTTTACAAAATGAAAAAAACAGGTACTGGTGGATACAAAGCTATTGAAAAGCCAGATACGTTTAATCCACCAAAAGACAAAGAAGGTGGATATGAAAGAGTTCAAAGATCTGTAGAGTGTGTTTTTGAAGGAGCTATGGTTTTAGGTACAGACAAGCTGCTTGCCTGGAATAAAGCTGAAAACATGATGCGCAGCAAGTCTGACTTTAACAAAGTTAAGATGAACTATTCTCTTGTTGCACCGCGTATGTACGAAGGTCGTATTGAATCTTTAGTTAGTAGAATTACTGGGTTTGCTGATATGATTCAGCTGACGCACTTAAAGTTACAGCAAGTAATGTCGCGCATGGTTCCTGATGGAGTATACCTTGACGCTGATGGACTTGCTGAAGTTGATTTAGGTAACGGTACAAATTACAATCCGCAAGAAGCACTTAATATGTTCTTCCAAACTGGTAGTGTAATTGGTAGATCGTTTACACAAGACGGCGATCCTAATCCTGGTAAAATACCTATTCAACAAATATCTAACGGCGCTGGTCAAAACAAAATTGGTAGCTTAATCAACACGTACAACTACTACTTGCAGATGATACGTGATGTGACGGGTCTTAATGAAGCAAGAGATGCTAGTGTTCCAGATCCTAACGCTTTGGTTGGCGTGCAAAAACTTGCTGCAGCTAACTCAAACGTAGCTACAAGACACATACTACTTGGGTCAATGTTTTTAACAGCTGAGGTGGCAGAAGCTTTATCTCTTCGTATATCTGATATACTAGAGTACTCACCTACCGCTGATGCGTTTGTTCAAGCTATAGGCGCTCACAACGTAGCTACATTAAAAGAAATGTCTGAACTATATCTATATGACTTTGGAATATTCTTAGAGCTAGAGCCAGATGAAGCTGAAAAACAATTACTAGAAAATAATATTCAAACAGCACTATCTCAACAGTTAATAGATCTAGATGATGCTATAGATATTAGAGAGGTTAAAAACATTAAGTTAGCAAACCAGTTGCTAAAAATAAAACGTAAGAAAAAGCAAGAACGAGATCAACAAATCCAACAGCAAAACATTCAAGCGCAAGCACAAGCAAATGCGCAAGCTCAACAAGCCGCTGCTCAAGCTGAGGTGCAAAAGTCACAAGCGCAAGCTCAAATAGGTACTCAACTAGAACAACTAAAAGCAGATACAAAGCTCAGACACCTGCAAGAAGAGGTTAGATTAAAAAGAGAGTTGATGCAATTTGAGTTTGATTTAAACAATCAATTACGCGATAAAGAGCGCGCTTCAACAGAAATGCTTGAAGGCATGAAAGAGCAGGGTAAAGATAAAAGAGAAAAAGCAAAGCAAGACACTAAAAAGTTTGAGTCTTCAGGTAATGATATACTAGGAGGCGGAATGGGTTTAGATAAGTTCAACCCACAAATTGGTAATTAATTATATAATATTTTATGATGCAAGATGAAAATCAAACAGACCTTGAAGAAGTAATCAACGAGGTTGAAAACGAAGAGCCTCAAGTAGAGGCTGTAGAAGAGCAAGCTCCAGAGCTTGATTTAGAAAAATTTAAAAGCAAAGATGACGAGCAAGTCATTAAAGTAGATTTAAGTAAACCACCTACTAATGAAACTAAAGAAAGTGACTCTGACGACTCACGAGTGGCTGGAGGCGATGAAAGTCCCGAGCCCGCACAAGAACAAGAAGAAGTACAACCGCAAGGAGAAGTACAAGAAGACACACCAGCTTTAGAAGAAATTACTGAAGAAGCTGAAACCTTAGCTGAAGAAGCAGTTGAAGCTATTGAAGAGGCTCAAGCTACTGGTGGAGATCTTCCAGAAAACATCCAAAAGTTAGTTGACTTTATGGAAGAAACTGGTGGAGATATTAATGATTATGTTAAACTAAACAGAGATGTTAGTGGTTTAGATGATCAAGACGCGTTAACTGAATACTACAGAAAAACAAAACCTCATCTAACTGCAGATGAAATAAGTTTCATGATGGAAGATACTTTTTCTTTCGATGAAGACGTAGACACAGAGCGCGATATTAAACGTAAAAAATTGGCCCTCAAAGAGCAAGTTGCCGAGGCCAAGACCTACTTAGACGGGCAAAAGTCTAAATACTACGAAGAGATTAAAGCTGGAAGCAAGCTCTCAACCGAGCAGCAGAAGGCAATTGATTTCTTCAACCGATACAATAAAGAGGAAAAGCAAAACAAGGTTCAGCTAGAAAGGCATAAGTCTATTTTTAAAGAAAAAACTAATAAGGTTTTTACCGACAAGTTCAAAGGTTTTGAATACAACGTTGGAGAGAAAAAGTTTAGATTTAATGTAAAAAACACAGACCAGGTAAAGCAGACTCAGAGTGATATTAATAACTTCATGGGAAAGTTTCTTAATGAAGATAGTACTTTGAAAGATGCTAAAGGTTACCACAAAGGTTTGTTTACTGCTATGAACGCTGATGCTATCGCTCAACACTTTTACGAACAAGGTAAAGCAGACGCTATTAAAGATACTGTTGCTAAATCTAAAAACATAAACACAAGCGCAAGATCTACTCAAGGTCAAATGCAAGGTGGTATGAAAGTTCGAGTGCTAGGCGATGATGCTAGCTCTTTTAAATTTAAAATGAAAAGTAAAAAATAAAAATTAAGAAAAAATGGCAATTTCAAATCCAGGAGGTAATTTGAATAGCGTACCAGCTCCAAACAAGCAGACGCTAAACACAAATTACCTAGACTTTACAGCTACTGGCGCAGGTGTTAACACTTGGGCTCAGCAGTATTTACCAGACCTTATGGAAAAAGAGGCTGAAGTGTTCGGACCAAGAACAATATCAGGATTTCTTTCTCAAGTAGGGGCTGAAGAGGCGATGACGTCTGACCAAGTTGTTTGGTCTGAGCAGGGTCGTTTACACGTATCTTACACAGGACAAGTTACTGCAGCTACAGCAGGTGTACCAACAAGCGCGTCTGAGATTACGCTTACTAAAGAAATTGACGGCGCTGACGTTACTTCTTCAGGTTCTGTAGTTGATCACGCTGTTAGAATCCACGACACAGTTATCGTTTCTAATCCTAATGGTGTATTTAAGTGTATGGTAACAGAAGTGCTAGGCAATGTAATCTCTGTAGCTTGCTACACTACTGATTCACTAGGTACTAGCCCAAACCCTAACGATACTACTATTCTAGTATACGGTTCTGAGTACGCAAAAGGCAAGTCTTACACTAACATGGCGGGTACAGCAATATCTGACAGCCATAGTGCTAACGAGCCTAAGATGAAGTCATTCAGCAACAAGCCTATTATCCTTAAGGACTACTACGAAGTATCAGGATCTGATGCATCTCGTATTGGTTGGGTAGAGGTTTCTGCAGAAGATGGACAATCAGGATACCTATGGTACTTAAAAGCTGAAGCTGATACTCGTGCACGTTTTAACGACTACTTAGAGATGTCTATGCTTGAAAGTGAACTAAGTGCTTTAGACGGTTCTGACACTCTTATTGAAGGTGCTTTCGGCATGTACGGAGCTGCTGGAAACCAAGTGGGTACTGAAGGTTTATTCGCGGCTATTGAGTCTCGTGGTAATATTTCTACAGGTGTAACTGGTGTTAACGCTGCTACTGACCTAGCTGAGTTTGACGCTATTCTAGCAGAGTTTGATAAGCAAGGTGCTATTGAGGAGAACATGCTTTTCCTTAACCGCGCTACTTCTCTAGCTATTGATGATATGCTTGCGTCTATGAACTCTTACGGTGCTGGCGGTACTTCTTACGGAGTATTTGACAATGACGAAGACATGGCTCTAAACCTTGGCTTCTCAGGTTTCCGTCGCGGATCTTACGACTTCTATAAGTCTGACTTCCGTTACTTAAATGACAAAGCTACTCGTGGAGGTATTAATGCTGCTAATGCTGCAAACGCTATTCGTGGTGTTGTAATTCCAGCAGGTACTTCAAGTGTTTACGATCAACAGTTAGGTAGAAACATGAAGCGCCCGTTCTTACACGTACGTTACAGAGCTTCTGCTACTGACGACCGTCGTTTAAAGACTTGGGTTACAGGTTCAGTTGGTGCAGCTACATCATCTCTTGATGCTATGCAGCTACATATGCTTTCTGAGCGTTGCTTAATTACTCAAGGAGCTAACAACTTCATGTTATTGAAGTAAGATTATATTTGGTGAAACTACCCTACCTTCGGGTGGGGTAGTTTTATATTAACTTTTATTATATTATATTATGGCTAAAAAGCAAACAAAAAAAGAAGAGGTTGTTGAGCAACCTCAGGTTGAAGCAGTTGAAGCAATTGTTGAACAACCTAAACCAAAGCAAGTTGTTGTAAAAGAAGAACCAAAGAATAAAAATAAATGGGAGTTTAAAGATAGAGTTTACTATCTTAAGAACAAAAGAAAGCCCTTATCTTATTCTATGCGATCTTCTAACATATATTACTTTGATGAAGAGAAAGGTTACGAAAGAGAACTAAAGTATTGTGAAAATCAAAGAACACCGTTTGTAGATGAAATGCAAGGTGATCACAGATTAGCTCACATTGTATTTCAAAATGGAGCGTTATATGTTCCTAAAGAAAAAACAGTTTTACAGAAACTACTTTCTTTATACCACCCTCATAAAGATGTTTTATTTTACGAGCACAAGCCTGTAGAGATCGCTGAAAATGAATTAGACTGGTTAGAGATGGAAGTTGAAGCTCTTAGCGTAGCTAAAGATTTAGATATTGATTTGGCAGAAGCTGTTATGAGAGCTGAGATTGGTTCTAAGGTATCTACGATGAATTCTAAAGAGCTTAAAAGAGATATGTTGCTATTTGCAAGAAACAATCCTAGGTTGTTCTTAGATCTTGTTACTGATGATAACGTGATGCTTAGAAATTTTGGCATTAGAGCAGTAGAAGATGGTATTATAAAACTATCAGGTGACCAACGTAACTTTACTTGGGGATCTACTGGTAGAAAACTAATGACAGTACCTTTTGACGAGCATCCATATTCAGCACTAGCTATTTGGTTTAAAACCGACGAAGGAATGGAGGTGTACTCCAATATAGAAAAACGATTAAAATAATAATCAATGGTGATGCAACTACCCTTCGGGGTGGTTGCAAAACTACAAAAAAAGAATTATGGCAATAAGTGTAGACACAGTATATCAAAGAGTATTAGCTCTCGCAAACAAAGAGCAGCGTGGGTATATTACTCCGCAGGAGTTTAACTTGTTGTCAAACCAGGCTCAAATGACAATATTTGAGTCTTATTTTTATGCAAAAAATTTAAGAGATAGAAAAGAACCTATAAGATCTAACGAAGTTGATGAGACTGATTTATCAGAGTTAATAGCTGCTAAATTAAGCTCGGGGCAATTGTCTCCGTTTAGACGAGTAGCAACAGTTACAGGTGGTAATACGTTTCCTACTACTGTGACTGTTGACAGCGTAGCATACGATGTATTCCATACAGGCAATGTTTATTTTGCTAATGAGGTTGCTAAAAAAATATCTATTAACGAAGCTCAAAGGTTTATAAGAAGCTCTAGACATTTTGGCGTTGCTGGCCAAAACCCTGTGTACACTGACAACAATGCAGATGAGACTGATATACTTTTGTATGCTGGTAGTACTGCAGCCAGAACATCAGGTGTAACGGTAGAGCTTTTTAGGGTTCCAATACCTGTAAATTGGACTTACGTAGTAGTTAACGGTAAAGCTTTGTATAACGGTAGTGATACTTCAGGTCAAGATTTTGAGCTGCACAGGTCAGAAGAAGACACTCTTGTAAACTTAATACTAGCTCTAGCAGGTGTAACTATAGGAAAACCAGATCTAACGCAGTTCGCTGGAAGCATGCTAAGTAGTGAAACACAAATTCAAAATCAGTAAATATGGGTTTATATCTTTCTAATTCAGCCACTTACTACGATTCTAATGGATCAGATAACGATGGTATATACGGTCACTATAGATACATATCTTTAGAAGAAGTTATTAATGCCTTTGAAGCTACGTATGTAGGTGAAGGAAAACTTTGTAATAACGTATTGCAAAACGATATAACGTTTCATGCTACTAGAGCTATGCAGGAGCTAGCGTATGATACATTGATTTGCACTAAGTCTGTCGAGTTTCAGGTTCCTTCTACTTTAGTGTACGTAATGCCAAACAATTACATCAACTACGTAAGTGTATCTTGGACAGACACTAACGGCATACTAAGAAGGCTGTATCCAACTTCTAAAAGCGGTAATCCTTTTAAAATAAATGATACTATCGCAAGTCATGGCGGTTTAGATGATGGTGATTCAGATGGTTACAATGAGACCGCAGATTCTGACAACAACTATATATCTCAAACCGCTGACGGGTTTAGATCTCAAAGTGCTAGCTCAGGAGTTGGTAATTTAGATGCTGATGAGTTTGACAATATATACGGGAATATTACGGGTGAAAGATATGGAATAGATCCACAATATGCTCAAGCTAACGGAACATTTTTTATAGACGAAGTTAAAGGTAAGTTTCACTTTAGCTCTAATATTTCTGGAAAAACAGTTGTTTTGAAATATCTTTCTGGAGGACTACAGACTAGTACTACTGGAGTTCAGTTTGCTCAGACGCTAGTTCCTAAATTAGCTGAAGAAGCTATATACAAACACATATTATATGGTGTTTTATCCGCAAGAGTAGATACTAATCCTGGCATGCTAGCTCTTATTAAAAAAGAGAGGTTTGCAGAAACTAGAAAAGCTAAGCTTAGGCTTTCAAACATTAAGCTAGAAGAATTAACTCAAGTACTTAGAGGAAGCTCTAAAATAATTAAGCACTAATACATGGCGAAGTTAACAACTAACTTCTCTAAAGGCAAGATGAATAAAGACCTCGATGAGAGGATTATTTCAAAAGGCGAATATAGAGATGCTAAAAATATACAAGTAGCAACATCAGATAACGACGATGTAGGAGCATTGCAAACTCTTTTAGGTAATGTTAAGCACAATGCCATGGATAACCCAGATGGTCATTATGGCGTACCTGATACGGCTACATGCGTGGGCTCGATTGCAGCCCCTGATAAAGATAAAATATATTATTTCGTATCTGCTGGAGATAAAAACAACTCTAATACTTTTGTAGACTTACGTAAAGATTATATACTTGAATATGACTTTAACAAAGAAACTCTTAAATATGTCTTTGTAGATATATACGACGTTAAGACTACTGCCACAGGCTCAGTAACTGGAACTACTTTCAATGTCTCTGCTGGAGCAGGTGTAAGTATAAATAAAACAGGTATAAGAATAGGTATGCATTATACTTGTTCTTCTCAAAACATTTCTTTAAGTGACAACATAACAGTCACTAGTATAAGATACACTTCAAACAACTGGGAGGTTACGCTTAGCGAGTCAGTGGCTATACCTGACGCTACTACTACTATACATTTTAAATCAAAAGATCGAGTATTAAACTTTAAAAAAGATAGGTTAATAACTGGATTAAATATTCTTGATGACTTTATTTTTTGGACAGATAACTTTTGCGAGCCTAAGAAAATAAGTATTACAAGATCTATATTAGGAACTGGTGGTACAGAATATTTAATTGGAGGTGGTACAGCAGGTTTTGCCTCTGCTACTACGACTGACACTAGTAATACGTTTATAGGAGACACTGATTATTTTCACACTAGACTAGTAATAAGCTCTCAAGAATTCGCAAGCGAATATAACGTTGTTACTTTTGCAGATAAAAAGCGAGCTGTATACGTAGAAGAGAAACACGCTACTGTTATTAGAATATCTCCTACTCAACCGCTAGAGCTGGTTATGAGTAGGACAGAAACGCCAAGAACTCAAGAAGACGGAACTATTAATCCTATATCTGAGCTTGAAGTAAATCCTTTTAACTTTTTTGAAGAGTCAGATATAACAGGTATATTACCAACCGCTGGATCTATATTTACTATCAATACGTTTACAACTTTAGTTGACATACGAGTTGGAGACGTGTTATTGTTTAGCCCAAATGAAACTAATACAGATGCCGCAAACGAAGATGATTATGTTATAAGGGCGTTAGTAATAGCTAGTCCAGTTTCAGACCCGAACACTTTACACTTTGAAGGTTTTGTTATAGAAATACAAGAGCTAAACGAAGCTGTAACAAGTACAACTACTTCTTGGTATGTTAGAATAGAAGGTAAAGAGCCTTTGTTTGAATACAAGTTTCCTAGGTTTTCTTATAGATACAAGTATCAAGATGGCGAATACTCTACGTTTGCTCCGTTTTCTCAAGTAGCTTTTTTACCTGACAGCTTTTCTTATGACCATGAAAATGGTTATAATTTAGGCATGTCTAATCAACTAAGAGGCTTAACTCTAAAAGGGTATTACGCTAAAGAATTAGCTATGCCTCACGACGTAGTTGAGATCGATCTTCTTTACAAAGAAACAAACAGCCCAGCAGTCTATACTGTAAAGACTATTAAAAGCATAGACGGAAATCCTTCTTGGCCAGATTTAGCAGAGTATCCCCATAATCGAGGTTCTTTTGAAGTTACTACAGACATGATCCACGCTGTTGTACCTAGTGACCAGTTGCTTAGAGTCTTTGACAATGTTCCGCGTAAAGCTTTGGCGCAAGAGATATCTGCTAACCGTTTAATATACGGTAACTACTTGCAAAACTATAACACGCTAGGAGATCCTAATCTTTTACTAAGCATCGAAGGAAGTTCTTTGTACGAACAAGGCTCTAATTATGCACTACCATCTGTTAAGTCTATGCGCTCATATCAAGTTGGTGTAGTGTTTAGTGATAAATACGGTAGAGAAACACCAGTGCTTACTAGTAAAAAATCCTCTATTAGAGTGCCTAAATCTTATTGCGCAAAAAGAAATAGATTAAAGGTAAAGCTAAGTCCAACAGGTTCTATACCAAACTGGGCCACTCATTATTCTTTTTATGTAAAAGAAACTTCAGCTGAGTATTACACACTTATTATGGACAGGTGGTACAATGCTGAAGACGGAAATATATGGATATCGTTTCCTTCTTCTGAAAGAAACAAGGTTGACGAAAATACTTTCATAACCTTAAAAGGTAAGCATGGTGTCAACTCACCTGTTACTAGCAAAGCTAGATATAAGATACTAGCCATAGAAAACGAGGCACCTGACGTGCTTAAAACTTTTATTGCGAGCTTTGGAATTGTTGATGAAACTAGTGCTATAACTAATCCATTAGCTGATAGCTCTTCTATGATTGGATCAAAAGTAATTACTATACCTGCAACTGAGTTTGAAAGCGCGTATGGAACACAGCTTGATGGTGGTGGTTTTCAGTGGGCAATACCTGAGCAGCCAAAGAAAACGTTTATTAAGTTTATTGGAGGAGATGGAGAAACTACAGAGGACTATGAAATAGTTAAAATAAGCTTTATCTCAGACGCAGAAGGTTATAAAATTACTTTAAGAAAAGAATTTGGTGAGGATACAGCTTGGATACAGTTCGATCAAACAGCTGGTTCAAACGTTACTGATGGTGGTTTTTCTATAGATATATTTAAAAAAGAAGTTGAAAACAAGCCTGAATTTGAAGGAAAGTTCTTTGTTAAAATACATAGAGACATTGATATTATAGATAACGTTATACTTACTACAGGTACTAATAACTATACGTTAATAGATAAGGCTACACCGTTAGGGTATATAAATAACAATGGTTACATGAACTCAGGCACCATAACAGGTGGTGGAGCTGATGGGGTTTGTAACGTGCATCCAAGATATTTAAATCCTAGAACCCCTAACTATGACGACAACGACTTAGACAAGCACCCAACAGAGTACACTTGGGGCGGTCAAACTTCTTACTACTGGGGCAACGGAACTGACGCAAACGCTAGTAACGTAAACACCACTGGAAACGATGTAGTTGGCGTAACTGGCGCTCACGTTAGAAAGCATCCAGTTAAAGCCTTAAACGGATATGGCAATGCTTACGAGTCATATGATGATATAAAAGATTTTTGGAAAGACATTGCTAGCAAGTGCGTGAATGAAGGTCAATTCTTTATTGATGCCTGTACCGCGTATTCATTGACTAGTAAAGATGGTGATTATCCTGGTAATGAGTACGATTTTACTTCAACAGAACCTGGTGGTGAAACATTTGGATTACCACTTAATGACTTAACAGTTCCAGCAAGTTCAAACGAAGGTCCAGTATATCAGGTAGATCAGTTCTGGAGAGACTGGCACGTAGATACTCCTAACCCTGATAACGGTGGTTTGAATCCACTAGGTGGATCGGTGATGGGTTTAGGTGAAGCAGGGGATTTACCGTATTTTTCAGAAGACTTTGCTAACTTAGGTGCAAAGCCAGGCGCTTTCAACACGGGTAAAGGTCAGCCAAGCAGAGGTATATGGGGAACTAATGATTCGTTTTCTCTTATAGATATATCATGGAGCGGTATGGGGTCTGGCTATAATGAAGACATAAACAACACGCCTGATGACCCAACAGATGACTTAAGCTTTAGTACAAACCAGGCTATATTAGGCTGGCCTTTTCCTTTGAGACTAGAGTCTATGTCTAGTTTAGACCCTCAGAACTATGAAAGCCATTGGTTGTTTATAAAGCAGTTAACTACACCTGGAACTAAATTTAAGTTTAAAAGAGATCCAGACGCTACTATTTATACGGTGTTAAGCTTTGAAAACCAAGCAGAGTTTGGATATGGAATGGTATTTCCAAATGGTCCTTGGGACAATGAGTATATTACTTACTGGACAGGCGCGTGGGGTATAAGAAACTTTTACACATTAGACGACCACTGGCAATACAGAGGCTACAATGCTAGACAGAGATGGACTCTAAAGGTAACTCCTAAAATAGGTAGCACCGATTCTGGATATAATCCTATACATGGAACTCATCCTAGTACTGGTCCAGCAACTACAGATAACAACTTTAGGAGAGCGTTAAGACACGACGGTACTCAAATAGGAGACTCCTTAGAGTCTATTCAAATACTTAAAGCAGATTTATCAAATGACGCTGGCGGTCAGTATGTTGAAAACCCTGGCATATGGGAAACTGAACCTAAAGACTCTGTTGACCTAGATATATATTATCAAGCCAGTGGTTTAATACCTATCAACGTAAACGATTATACTAACGAAGAGTTATTACCTATAGGTACTTCGTTTGAAATTAAAAATGATTATGATGCAACAACTCCTAACGGTGCTCAAGCAGCGACTTCGCATGCTATAACTGAGTGGACTGGTGCTAACAAATTTAAGTTTACGCCCGCAGGTACAACTGAAAGCTTTATATTTCAAAACGATGATATAACGTTTACAAAAAGAGATTACTATTCTTTAACAGGTAATTACTACAACACTACACAAGAGCTTACTAATACCACAGAAAATAGTTTAAACACTATAGATGAGATGACGCTGCACGGGAACTTGAGTACTACACCTACTGTTTTCCAACCAGTTCATCAGACACACGTGCTTGATTGGAGTAATTGCTGGTGCTTTGGTAATGGCTTAGAGTCAGATAGAATTAGAGATGACTTTAACGCTCCTCAGCTTGATAACGGAGTTAAAGCTTCTACCGTAACAGCTGATCCACAGATCAAAGAAGAAAGAAGAAAGCACGGAATAATATACTCTGGTATATACAATACTATAAATGGAACTAACAATACTAATCAGTTTATTATTGCCGAAGGTATAACAAAAGAGTTAAACCCTATACATGGCAGTATACAAGCCCTTAAAACTAGAGATCAATCTCTCGTTATGTTTTGTGAAGATAAAGTTCTAAGAGCTGTTACCAACAAAGACGCTTTGTATAATGCTGATGGAAAACCTCAATTGGTTTCTAGTAACACTGTTATAGGAGATGTAAGAGCTTATCAAGGAAACTTTGGTATATCTAAAAATCCAGAGTCGTTAGTTTCTACGCCTTACAGAACTTACTTTACAGACGTTGTTAGAGGCGAAGTATTATCTTTATCAGGTGAAGGTGTTAGATCTATATCTAATTTAGGTATGAGAGATTATTTTAACGATAAGTTTAGCTCAAACGTTTTTAAAGCTTTAGGCACTTACGACACAAGAAAAAAAGAATACAACGTAACTACGTTTAAAAAAGAAAACGCTACACAAGTTGTTCCTACTAAAGAAACAGTTAGCTTCAGCGAATCTGTCAATGGCTGGTCTAGTTTTAAATCATTTACACCAGAACATGGTGTTAGCATAAACAACAATTACTACACATTTAACAACGGCTGTATTTATCAACACCACGATGATGCTGTAATATCTAGAGCCGCTTCTCCAATAGGGTCTAGTACTAACACGTTTACTGTTAATCAAACTGCAGACATAAAAGTAGGTATGGTTGTAGTAGGTAAAGGTGTTTCTGATGGATCTGTTATAACATCTATAAGTGCTAGCACTATAACTATAAGCAAGGCTTTAGAAGATACGTTCCACGCTCAAACATTAGAGTTTTCAACTCCAAGAAATAACTTTTACGGAGTACAATACGACTCAGATGTAACAGTTATATTCAATGATATGCCTAGCTCTGTAAAAAGCTTTACAGCTGTAGAGTACGAAGGATCACAGGCTAGAGTTAGCGAGTGGGATACACAAGCGGCTCAGCTTTTAAACAACAATTACACTAGTACAACTGCAGGAGCTAGCGACGGTCTTAACGCCTCAACTAACTTAACTGATGGCGAGTACTTTAATCTTAATCCTAGGCTTGGTTGGTATATAGAAAGCATTGAAACAAATTTACAGAGCTGTGAAAACGTAGAGTTTATAAATAAAGAAAACAAATGGTTTGGTTTTCCAACAGGATCTTCAACCACTGTAAATAACTTAGATGAAAAAGAATTTTCTGTTCAAGGTATTGGTTTAGCATCCGGTATAACTCACGAAAACACTGGGTTTACTTTACCTCTAACTATAACTGTTGCTAACAACGTTAGCACTACGTACTCTGGAAACATAGGGCTTACTACACCGTGGGACTCTACACCTGATTAAATAAATAAAATGGCAAACTGGACAGTATCTACAGCAGATACAGCTATTGGATCTCTACTTAACGTGGTCGATTTAACTATATCTAATGTGCAAGGTGGTGAATATATTCTTAATGCTGCTAATTTTAAAATTGGCGGAGCCACCGAAACCTCTACAAACACCTGGACTGGCGGCAATGTAGATTCTCAAGTAGACTATGTAGTATTCAGTAACAATTTTGATAGCGCTGGAAACTCACTTAACACTGTTAACGCAAAGGTTTATTTAAAATCTTTTATTACATTTTCTGCTAACACTACAGTTTACGTTGATATCGACGAAAGCACCACTAATCCGCCTATAGAGTCTGACGAAAGATCCGTGTGTTTTATAACTGAGTGGTTATTTAATTTTGAAGGTGTTGGAACCGCTGGTACATCCTCTGGAGATGCTGGAACTGGATATACTTACACTATAAATAATCCAGACTCTGCAATAGCAGCAGGCACTTTAATAAATAACGGAACCACTACCACTACTCCTGGATCAGGTATGGTTAAAGTAAAGCACCAAGGAACTATTGACGCAAACTCGCAGGCTTGCATAGCAGATATTACGTTTACTAGATCTGCAAGTAATTACTTTGCAGGCTATGGAGACTTTGAGGGCTCTATTGGCGGCGCTTTTTTAAATTTAAACAACATCGGAACTTACTCAGGTTTTTATACTGATCTAATAACGCCAACAGTTGGTTTTATAGAAGGTAGCTCTGGTCCTCAAGCATACACGTCTTTTAATTACAAAGTTTTTTATAATCCTCCACAAGAGTTTGACCCTATTTTAGAAGATGATTTTTGTGATCTTAACCATGGAGTACAAATTAAATTTGAGATGCGCACGCCAGCAGAGAGCACAGGCATAAACGTGTCTAACCAAATTAACACAGTTGCGTTTGAGTCTGAAGTTAATATGAACGGAGGCACTAATGTTATAGAAGTAAACGGATCTGCTAATACAAGTTACAACCTAAGCGTTATAGGTAGTGGAGCTAAAGAATTATTCGGTGCAACAAGTTTTTATAATTTTGTTACAGGTAAGTTTGACACTTCACCATCTAAACCTCAAGTATTTAAAACTAACTCTTTAGGCAAAAGCTTGCATTATGTTAAGTTTCCAACAAGTACGGCTGATAACAGATATGATATAGTGGTAGGCGCTGAAACAGGTACTACTCTAGCTTCGGGTGTTCCTATAAGATTTGGTCAAGCAAAAGTTACTCAATACGGAATGAGAAATTTAATTCTTGCTCCAGACAGAGCAGACGCGACTAAATACGGAACTTTGCCATCGCAAGTGAATATAGCTTCAAGACCGTTTAGATATTCTTCAAGTAAAATGTCTAGAACAAAAACAGTATCAGTGCAAGCTATATGTGCAAAAGCTTTAACAGCTGGAACTACGCTTGTGTTAAAAAGACCTAACCCAGACATTAAGCCAGGTATGAGCGTGGTTGTACCTTTCGCAGGTAATGGAGTGCCTCACTTAACAACAGTTGTCAAAGTTAAAGAAAATAGAGTTACACTCAGCGCCAATGCTACGATAGCTCAAAACCAAAGAGTTCGATTTGACTTAAACAACACTGCTTTAGTTCCATTTTCATTCGCCGTGCAGACAGGTGGTAATACATTGTCATTTGGATCTACTCAAATAGGTACATCTAAAGACGCTATATACGGGTTAACTTCAGTTGTTAGGCAAGTTGCAGACGCAGGTGTTAGCGCAAGCACAACTGTGAATATGGAAACAAGTAAGCTAGAAGGCATAGAGGTTGGTATGACTGTATCAGGCCCAACGGTTCCAACTGGCACAACAGTAACTGCTATTAATAGAAATGGCAACAGCTTCACGGCAAGTCAAGCCTTTACAGTGCCAGCGCTTGCGGATGGAGTTAAACAGTTTTTAAACTTTAGCCCTACATCCACAAATGACGTAGAGCTTATACACGCTCAAGCAGATATAGAAACGTTCACTGACGCAACATGCGATTACAATAATGACCCAACAATAACTCACGACGCTAACGCAGCAATTGTAGCAGGCTTAAGCGTTTCAGGAACTGGTATACCTAGCGGCGCAACTGTGTCTACTATAACAGACGCTACTACCTTTGAGCTTTCAGCAAGCACAACCGGTGGATCAGTTACAGATGGAACATTGACATTTACAATAGCTAGAGTAACAGGTTATTTGCTAGTAAAAGAAATAGTGAAATCAAGCGTTGTATCTTTAATAATAGACAACTTAGTAGGAACAGACTAATCATGGCATCATCAATAACATTAACCTTCGCAGCTCCTCTCAATGTATCTTGTCAAGTAGGCGACACAGCTTACTACGTAGAAACCGCGGCATCTGGTGGCTTTAATATTAACGCAGACCCAGTTGTAGAGATAGGTCAGATAAGACAACTAACTAGATGGAACGGTAGTCAGTCAAGTATTATATGCCACAACGAGGATACAATACCAGGTAACATTAGTAACAGCCCTGCAAAATTTATATTGTTTAGCAAAGACAACAAAGCAAACTTAACTTCTATATTAGGATATCATGCTAATATAAAGTTTGTAAACAACTCTCTTATTGAGTCTGAGCTTTTTGGTATAGGTGTAGAAGCTGTTGAAAGCAGTAAATAAGTATGAAAAAGTGTAACTATATATTAACTAGTAATATATTTAAAATAAATCAACCATGGCACCAGTAAATCCAGCAACGGTCAAGGCAGCTATATCTATAGGTAAAGCTATATTTGGTTTTTTCGGTAGCCGTAAAGCTAAGAAAAAAGCCAAAGCAGCGGCAGCAGAAGCAGCTTTACAAAAACAAAAAGTTCAAGACTTTCAGGATCAGTATGCTATGCTGGACACAAGCAATCCATATATGAATATGGAGAACATGTATGAAGACATGACTATAAACCAGCAAGAGGCAGAGTTTATGCGCCAACAGCAGGGTCAAAGTAGAGCTAATATATTAGATAGACTCAGGCAAAGTGCCGGTGCTTCTGGAGTAGCAGCGCTAGCGCAACAGCTAGCAAACCAAGGTAGTATAGACGCGCAAAAAGCAGCTGCAAGTATAGGTAAGCAAGAGGCTTCGATACAAGAAAAATCATTAAAGGAAGCTGGAAGAATACAAGATCTTGAAAGGTCTGGAGATATTATGAGTAGACAAGCTGAGTTTGATATACTTGAAAGTCAAATGGGACTATCTGCAGATCAACAAGCTGTATCAGCTGAAAATGCTAGACTATTTGGCCAACAAAGACAAGGCCAATTAGGCAATATGTTTAGCGCTGCTAATGACATGGCTGGAAACACTGGAGGCATGGGAAATCTATTTAGTGGTATTAAAAACTTTGATAGCAGCGGAGGATTGTTTTCAGGAATTAAAAATCTATTTACATCATAATGGCAAAAGAAGCATCATCACCAACACTACGCTTTGGATTAAGAGATAAAACTCTTGACAGAATTAAAGGAGCCAACGAAGCTGGTCGATTAAAAGAAGGAGATAAAACTATTTTTGACACAGCTATTTCAGGCCTTGAAACAATAGAGACTGGTGTAGAGACAAGAGAGAAAGCTAAAGACGTAGCTCTTGATGAGCTTAACCAAGTGTTAGCTCAAAATTTAGACGGAACATCTGACTGGACTAAGCGAGGAACTTTAGAAAGTGTTATACAGATTCAGCAAGATGGACAAGAGGCATACTTACAAGCCGTACAAGATGGCGACACGCAAGAACAAGCAAGGCTTCTTGACTTAAACAAAGCTCAAAGCGCTTCGTTAGTAGACTGGAAAGAGTCTTATGATATAATGGCTCAGATGCACGGTAGTGAGTTATTTAGCCAGGGCTATTTAAAAAACCACCCAGAAGCTTCTGATATAATGAAGCAAATGGTATCTCAGCAAGATGGTAGTGGCAACGCGCTAGAACCAAAGTTTAATGATCAAGGTGAAATGTATTTTACTATGACAGTTAACGGAGAGCAAAGAGACGTTTATACTAGAGACATCGACGAAATAGTAGCGCAAGCAGGTATGACAACTTCTGTAGACGCTGTTGCAGGTCCGTTTCCTGAAAACTGGAATTACAATGTAGCGCTAGCTAATAACATAAAGGCCTACGAAAAAGAAGATATACTACTTCAGACTTTTACTGATAAAGGTCAGTTTGGTGGCGCATCAACATTAAAAGACGATTTGATTCAAGCTTTTACTGGGGCTACTGTTAATTCTGATGGCAAAGTTGTTTTTGTAGAAAGTGATGATCCAAACGTTGTTAGCGCTGCTAACGTTGGTGCAGATATTGATTTTGGAAAGACTGACAACGAAGTATTAGATAAAAATGATGATGGGGTTTTTAATGCTGAAGACTTAGTAGGTTTAGATGGGCCTGCGTTAAACGCAATATTTGACGTGCTTCTTGAAGAGAGAGGTGATGACGGTAAGCTTGTTCACAAGAAAACTTTAGCAGCTTTAGCTGGATCATACCTCACTGATATACAAGTTCAAAACGGAGCAGGTAGACCTCCAACACCTACGATTGTTTACGAAACAAAAGAAGAAAAGAAAAAACGAACTAATGCTCCTACAAAAACAGCATATACGCCTGAGCAGTACGGCTACACAGACATGGCCGATATGGTTGCTCAAGTAGGGCAAAGTGTTGTTAACGCGATGATTGCAAACGGAGAATTAAAAGCAAGTTAATATGCCAGATCCTATATTAGAACAATTAATTAATGCTGTGAGAGAGCAAGGCGGCGGACCTGAAGAAATTAAGCAAGCCATAGAGAGATACAACACAAAAAAAGCAAACGATCCACAGCAAGACGCAGGGACTGGGTCGGAAGAGCCAGCGTCAAGTGGGGAGCAAGGGGCGTCAGATGGAGAAGAGCCTTCCTCTGCGTTAGAGTTAAGTAAAGAAGAAAAGCAACAGGCTGCTGAAATGGCTAGGATGCTTAGGGTTGAACCAAGTATTGTTACAGGTGTAATAACAAACAAGAAAAACAAAAACTCTCAGGCCATAGCAAACGCTCTTGGTATAGATCTTGAAGTAGCGCAGGATTTTGTTAATGACAAAATCGACTACAAAGCTTTATCAGGTAAAGTTGTAGAGACTCAAGACAAAAAGAAAGAAGAAAAGGCTAACAACAAATATTACACAGGCAATAGAGGACATATAACTGAAGAGGAGTATAATGATTATAGCTTTGGGTTTTCAGAGAGTGGAAGAATAGAAAACTTAGAAGAAGTATACGGGTCAGACGATCCAAATGAAGGGTTTACGTTTGAAGCTATGGCACCAGGAGTTGCCGCTATAAAAGTGCGTAATAAGAAAAACGGTAAATATAAAGTATTTACTTCGGGTTTTGGTAGAACGCTTGACATGGACTGGACTAGAGGCGCTGGTGATATAGAAAATTTTCAAGAAATAATAGATTTTATTGAAAGCTCTGATGCTGAAGGTGAAGATGAAGGTTGGGCTAAAAGAAAAGAAGCAGGCGCTAAAGCAGGCAACGACGCTCTTGCAACAACTAAAGTAACTATCATACCTAAAGGAACTCAGGGTGTTCAAGGGTTTACTAGCTCAGGTATGCGCGGATCTTTCTTTCAATCGGCGTTTGATCAAACTGATGGTACAGGTGGTTATATAGGAAGTTTTGGCCAAGGTAACGAAATGAACGTTCGTATTGAAGAAGCACAACGAACAGCAACTCCTGGCGAGCTTAATGAAGTCGTAGACTTTACTAAACAAACTATTAGACAAGAAATAAGAAAGCTTTTTAATAGCCAAGCAGGTACTAGACTAGAGATTAGCGACGAAGAAAAAGATAAACTATACGAAGACGTTTTTAAAAAAATAAACCGTGAAGACAATGAGTTTGGGTTTCTGATAAGTCGAAGTCAGTTTGACGCTTTGATGGGAGACGGCCGTCCTTTTTTAGAAAACGAAATAAACGCTATGAGCACGGTCTTTAAAATAGAACGTTCTCAAAACATTAAAGATAACACTGAGGTTGATGTAGATTTTAGAAATGAATCACATCAATCCATGCTTGATGATCTACCTAGAGACCTTGAAAGAAATAAAGTAGAGCTAGTGCAGGAAGCTAGGCCACTAGAAAACAAAAGAAAAAATTTACAGGCTATGATAGACTCGGGTTATAGCTTAGGTGATAATCCAAAACCGTTATCTAAAAGAGCTATAGCTGACATGAAAAAAGAGCTAGCTGAAGTTAACAAAAGCTTAGCTGTTATAGACAGACGCATAACAGAAAATGCAGCTGAAAGTTTTTTAGGTATTGGCGAAGAGGAATTAGCTAGTAGATTGTTTGAAGGTGGAGATTCAGAAGATGCTAGTATTAGTGAGGAAAGAGCTAAAGCTGTTGCAGCTGCGTATAAAGATGCAGAGGTAAACAAAGAAAGTGAGATTGCTGCTATTATGCAGAATAACCCAGGCATGACTCAGCGTGAAGCAATGTCTCAATGGTACGAAGACTTAATACTAGAAGAGCAAGTTATACAAAGCTCAGGCTCAGAGCGTACAGTTAATGTTAACTTAAGTAATATGACTGGTGCTGGTAGACAAAGAATTATTGACTGGCATAGAGATGCTAATCCTAACTTAAATTGGGACGACGAAAGATATAAAGCTTATGGAACATCTACTAACACCGATGGATCGTGGAAAGGATTAGAAGTGCCAGTAGGCGTAATGCTTGATTTAGGCTTTGATCCAAGATATTTTACAGGTGGTAGTGCTGTAATTAGAGACGCTGCAACTGCTATTCTTCATGGAGATGTTGGTGATGGTGATAAGTCTTTTGCTATACTTAGTGAAGAAGATTTGTTAGCTTTATCATCTCACGAAAACGCTGTAGACGAAAATTACGGTAGAAGAAAAGCCGCATTTGATATGGCTTACTTGGATATAGATCCAGAAGATATAGAAGCTAAAGTTACAGGACCTGTTTCTTTTGTTGAGAGGATTATAGATGAAGGAACTATAGCCGTAAAAACGCAATGGCTTGACTACAGTGAAAGAGAAGCAAGAGAATCAACTGGTGCGTACAGTGGAGCTGGACGTAGAAGAACTTTAGACGCGCTACAGTCTGCAGCTATAGACTTTAATGCAGACAATAAAGAGGCTATAGAAAAAGGTGAAATGACGCAGCTTAATTGGACTGAAGATCAAGCTGAGTCTTTTGAAAGAAACTTAGGTGAAAACGTAGCTGTAGGAGTTGGAGAGTTTGTGCCTACATTAGTTGAGTTAGCTGCTATTACAGTTGCTACAAATGGTGTTTTAACTGCAAGTAGAGCGGGTGTATATTTAACTCGTTTAAAAAGCTCTGGTATATGGGGAAAACTTCAGTACCATATGGCTCAACTAGCTATTGAAGAGGCTAAAATGAAAGTAGCTGGATTTAAAACAGGTTCTGGAGCTGCTTTCTATGCTGGTGGAGCAGCTACGCCTTGGTTTAGACCTAGCTTTTTAAGTAAAAGACTAAAAGGTTTTGACGCTATATGGAACAAGACTGTTAAGGCTGGTGTAGTAGGTGCCGCATCAGGTGAGTTAGCAGGTGTTACAGAGCTAGCTATTGAATCAGCTATGGGTGAAAAAGACTTTGATTTTCATCTTAACGAACTATACGGAGATATGGACGAGGTTGAGCAAAGAGTTATAACTAATGCTCTTGTTTTTTCTGTTGCCGGTAATATGGGTAAGCATAGATTAAAAGCACAAGACTTTTATATAACGGCTCCAGCTAAACTTAGACTTAGAAATAATTTATCTGATAAAATTGACGCTGCAATGCGCAAGCCAGAAGTTCAAAGAGAGTTTGTTGAGCTTACAAAAGAAAGAGATAAGTTAGTAAAAGATTACAAAGACGGTAATATTAGCGAAGCTAAGTATGAAATGGAAAAAACTTTATTAGATTTTAATATAAACGAAATAAAATCTAATAAAAGTAACTACATGGAACTAAAAGATCTTAACCCGATACAGAAAAGAAGGGTCAAAGATTTATCTGAAACTCTTCAAAGCGTTAATCATCTTTTTGCAGCTCAAACAAGAGATAAAGCACTAACAGTTAAAAATCCAGACGGTACGCCTAACAAAAACTTTGAAGCTAATTATAAGAAAATAATACTCGATCCTATTAATGCCGTGTTGCAAAGAGCTAACCCTGGTCAAAAACCAGTTACAGTTAGATTTGTAGAAGGTAAAGAAGCTAGAAGAGTTATGGAGGAAGGTAACTTAGCCGAGTTTGATCCAGCTACTAACGAGCTTATATTTGACAAATCACAGTACACATCAGGTAAATCTAATCACGAGTTAATACATATGGCGCTACGTCAGGTGTTTAAAGGTAAAAGTGGCAACAGGTTAGAAGTTAAGTTTAAAGAACGTTTAGATCAAGTGTTTGAAGAAGCTTACGGTAAAGGTCTCAAAGATATGATGAGCGATTTCTATGGAGAAGGAGGTCTTTCAGCAGCTGTTTTTAAAGGTTACAAAGCTGAGCAAAGAAAAGGCGAAAGCTTGCAAGACTTTCAGCGTAGAGAAATGGAGTTGAGGCAAGAAGAGTATCTAGCTAATCTAGCTGAGTTTATATCTAATCCTGAAGTATATTACTCTCAAGTAAACAATACTTTTATGAAGAACGCTAAAGCTGAGTTTAAAAGCTTTATGGAAGAGACGTTGCCTGGTATAGATAAGATGTTTAGCAGAGACATGACGAAAGATATGTCTGCTAAAGATTTTATAGATTTACTAGGCCGTATGGGCTCAGACGCGTCTAGAGGTATAGGTATTAAAGGTAAGATTAAGAAGCTAGCTAATTTGCAAGATGTTTCGTTTTTAGGTATTGAATATGTAGATGCTACTAAGCCTGAAGTTATGGCGTCTAGAGACTTAAGAGCAGAACGTGATGCTCTTAAAAATGAAAACTTAGATTTAGTTAAAAACAAACCTGAAGGCTACTTAGAAAAAGCTAAAGCAAATACTGTTAAAATACAAGACCTAACTAAGAATATTGAAGCTGCAGAAAAAAATGTTGAGCTCATGAAGGAGTACGATATATTAGAATCTGAAGCTAATTTAGAAAACGCTACTGAAGTTGACAGACTTAAAATGTCTAGAAAATTTGAGCAAATTAGAAACAACAACGAAGGTATATTAGAAAACTATATAAACAAAACATATAAAGATATACCTGGCTCTAACTTAACTAGAGACATGTTTAAAGACTATGTGTATAACACTGAGTTTTTAAAGTTATTTAACACGTATAGAAACAGAGGAGAAGCTAATAAAGGAGTAGAGTTTGGCGCTTATTTACAGCTGCCTAATACGCTTCAGTTAAGAACAGGTAATATACTTAAGGGTCTAGGTGTTGACATGGCTAGAACTACGTCTACTACATCTATTGAAGCATTAAAAGAAGCTGGTAGAGATATAGCAGCTGAACCTGCAGCAGAACCAATGTCGCAGCCTTCTGTTAAAACAGAGGGCATTGATCTAGTGTTTAAACTAGATGTACCACAGAATACAGTCGATGCGATA